TAGCCATATCCTAATCTCCTATATTCCTGATGTTGAGTCCATAAAATGAACGTTAAGTTTTACGATCGCTAATCGACCTGCTGCAGTTTTATCAACTGCACCTTCTGATACTGAAGCTTCGTCATCAAATCCTACAATCTTTAAATTTAAAGATGTAGATCCTGATGCGATAGTAGCTGTAGCTAATTCTCCTAGAGAATAACCACTTGTATCAGTGCCTGTGATTGCTGTTGCAAAGTTTGCATTAGCAAAAAGAGCGTTATCTGGTAACGCACCATCTGCATTAATTACAAATAATGAATCAGCGCCATCACATACATAAGCAATTGCTTCAGTTGACGGCTTAATTGCCGCATAACCTGGCCAGTATGGTGCCCACGTTGGAGTGCCATCAGTTGCAATATATTTACAACCCATGAAAACACCTAACAAAGGAACTGTACCGCCATTAGCATTTCCTACAATATCTATTAACCCGCTAGCTAGAGGAATTACTGGAGTACCAGTCCAAATTTTACTGGTAGTACCTGTAGTCAAGCCGTCGAAGTTAAGAGGATACGCATTAATGCCTTGATTGTTATAGTTAGCACCTGATTTTTCGTAAGGACGTAAACCAAATGCAGCATCTATATTAGCCATAATATGTCTCCTTTAGACTATTGAGTGGTAACATAGACCTTGACCATCAAGATTTTTTATTACCACCAAATGTAACCCGAGATTGCCTCTCTTTTGAGATTGGCATGGAAGGATGCTCCTCCTTCATAAGATCGTTGTCAACGGATTGTTGCTGATCAGTAGTTAAATTAGCGAAATATTCATCTCTATCTTCTTTAACTTCAATCGGGCAACGCATTAACATTAATCCACCAACTGCTATAACACCTTTGAATTTACCATCAGTTAATACCGGTAGGTCTAGTCTATCAGGATATTCATCTGCTCTCACAGGCTCATAACCTGATCTGATTCTAGAAGTGACATTCTTATCGTCTGCCATTCCTCTAAATTCAAACCTTACCCACCTATGGTGAAAACCTTCTGGTGGTTCTGGTGCTTCTAAATTAGAAGGTGGAACCCAACCTCTTTTACGAGCTTTTACTTCACGGGTTTCGTTTTTGCGTGAAGTTGTTTTTTTATTTGAATCAGTCATTTACGCCTCCTTCACGTGTTTTGCGTATTCTTCAAGCGGCACACCTAGCTTTTTTGCTATTGCAACCTGTGAGGGTGTGAGTCTCACAACCTTGCGTCCAGTTTTAGTCGATCGATTTGCAGAAGCAACGGCTTGGACGGGTTTTCCATTACTACTATTTTCCTCTACTTTACTCTCTTTAAAGCGATTAGGAAACTCTTTTCTTATTCTTTTATCTATTTCTTCATAATATTCTTCCGAACGAGGATCAATTCCCTCTTGTTCAGTTAATTGTTGATGTAAACCATAAGCAGCATACGTCATCACTTGATCTTCTCCAAACCAAGGATTGTCTTCTGCCCACTTTACAGCTTTTGGGTCTGGGGGTGGAGCTGCTTGTTTAGGGGTAGTTAAAGGAGCAGGATCTTGTTTGACAGGTTCTTTTTCTAATTTTACTTTTTCTCTACGAACTCTATCTTCTTCTTGAGTAAGAGAAGCTATTTCTCTTTGATACTCAACTTGCTTATCTACATCCCCACTTGAAATAGCATTCTTTAAATTATTTTTTGCTGCATCTATTTGTGCAGTAACTCTATTTGAAAGATCATCTACGTAAGCTTTATTGTTTTCTGAAGATCGAGAAGTTAATTTTTTATTTTCTTCTTGAACTTTTTTAGCGTACTCTATTGCTGCTTGTTCTTTACGTTCTGCTTCACGCATTTTGCGTGTAAGTTTGTCAATACGTTTTTTAACAGTAGCGCTGTACTCTTCTAATTCATCTTTGTTTTCTTTTTTTTCTTCTTCAGGTTTTTCTTCCTGAACCTCTACTTGTGTTTCTTCTTTTGGAACTTCCCTAATATTACTTTCCTCAACAGCTACTTCGTCTTTACTGTCTTCTTCTTTCAATGTAACCTCAACGTCGTTTCCAGAAGTATCTAATGGTATTAATTTTTCTTCAGCCATAATGTTCTCCTAAAATAAACTCGCTGGCAATATATCTTTTGGGTGATCAATGACTGCCAGTATTTCATCATCATTCACTATTCTAAGTTCTCCACCATCAATGCGAATTCTTGATCCAGCATATTTAGTAATAAGAACCCAATCTTCTTCTTTGCACCACGCACCATTAGGAAATCTTTCCTTGTCTTTATAACAGTCTGGTCCTACTTTTAAAACTTTACAAACATTTGTTGATACCTGTGCTTCTGCTACAGTTTCATCTGTTAAATGTAATCCAGCTTTTGTTTTCTTTTGTAGAAGTAAGGGAAATAAAACAATTCTAAATCCAGTAGGTTCTGGAACCTTTTCTACTTCTTTTTTTGTCTTATAAGGTTTTTCGTTAATATCTATGATACTAACTGGTTTAGGTTTTAGTAAAGTCGTCTTCGTCATAATGCTCCTGTTTTTTTAGCAGGTCCGTGAGTTCCTGTGTCATTTCGTTATAAGCGTGTAATTTCCCAAGAAGATACTTATATTCTTCAAAATCTTTTACACCCTTGCTTATAACGTCATTAACTTGTTCTTGTCTAGTTTTTATTATTTTTTTTGTGTAGTCAACTATTTTTATGATATCCACTATCCTATTCCCTTCATAAGATTTGCCATGCCGTTAGCTCTGTTGGGAGTTTGTTTTGCCCATTTCGAATCAAGCATCTCGAAACTTGCCCCCACATAATTGAGTTCTGACAAGGCTTTCCACATGTTGCGGAATTTAGAGACACCTGTCTTGCCTAATTGAAAAATCATTTCCACTATAATTTCTTTGGCTAAATCATCTATATCTACACATCCATGTTCTTCCATAAGTTCTTTAGATCCTTTTATTGCCGTTTCTAAATCATGTTCTAATATAGTCATAAGAAACTTCTCTTCATACTCTTTATCATCTTCCCAAAAATCTTCGACGCAGAGGTGACCTACCCCCACTGTTCGCTTGCCTAGGGTATCGAGATATACTTTGTTACGATATCCTTCGTGATCCTTAACGGATTGTAATAATCTTTCCATGTTCATACATACACCTTTGTTACTGGTCTTTTATTCGCCAACATTCTACCAAACCCTCGTGGTTTGACTTTGACAAAACCGCCTTTCCTTTTTTTAATAATTTTATTTCCGTGTTCTTTTGCAAACTTCTTCGCTACTTCAGGTTCATTAGCATACAAATATGCTCTTTGTTTTGCAGATCTAAATGGCATTATCGAAAACGCCTTGTCTTCTTTGCTATGTTCTTAGGTTGTTTGGAAAATTGTTTTCCTTTTTTCTTAGCTTTTCTTTTAGCTCTTGTAGTGGCAGCATACTCCTTTGAAGATAAGCTTTTTATCGCTGCACTTGGCAAATAACGCTCGCCAGTAACACTTGATTTTTTTCCAGATTTTGTTCTCCATTTTTGTTTACCCCAATCCTTTAAACTTTTTTGTGACTTTGCTAAAGCCATTATGATTTATAACCACCACCAGCTTTTTTATAAGCCTTTGCCATTGCCTGGGCCTTCCTCGCTGACCATTGTCCAGCGGCGGTCCCATGTGAAGCTTGTGATTTTATACGATTAAATATTTTTTTACGTAGTCCTGGTTTAGTATAATTTCCAGCTTTGTTTACAGTAGATTTACTTTTTTTCTTTTTTACAGATCCACCTTTTTTTGCTTTAAGAACTCCTCGTCCAATTAAAACATCTTTACGAGTTATCTTCCCATCACCACTTAAATCTTTTAATTTTTTCTTAGCCATTATTTACCCCTCTTAAATAAATTCATAGCTGCTGGTCCCGCCTTCACGCCAAATGAAACTGAGCAGGCCAGATATAACAAGTGTTTGTAATAGTCCGGAAGTGAGTGGAGTGCTTCAAACCCAGCTTTTATATGTGGTGTCCAACCAGGCACGAAGACTGCAATTGCTGGAGCCAGTAGGCAAATTAAAATTAGTTCGTCTTTCCACGAACCTTTCATTTGATCTACAGCTGCTGCTTCCCATTTAATTTTTCCGGCAGCTAAATCTTCTTGTTTCTTTTTTTCTGCTTTAATTTGTGCGATCTTAACTTCGCCTTTTAATTTCTTAGTCTCTACGAAACCCCTCACGGCGTCTGTGGCCACACCTAGTAAGGGCTTCGCTAATAATTGCCACACCATAAAATTATATTGCTCCGATTACAATAATTACGATCACTGCAACAATAGCCGCCTTGATCCAGTCCTTCATTTTCCAATCCGACCATTCTTTTAAATGATACCATAGATCTTTTAGTAGATTCATAAAAACCTCCTTTAAAAAAAAGTAGCTTATCTTAATTTACGATTAAAATAAACCTTTGAACGGTACTTTTTTAATTTGTACCTTACTGCGTTGACCCTTTGGTCCAGCGCCTAAATTTTGTTTTACTTTTGGTCCTTCCATAGTAGCACTGTAAACATCCGCTATTGCAGTT